TATGACATGAATTAATCCACCCTTCCCCTGCCTTCATCCCCGTCTTCGCGCGCGGGCGGGCGGGGATTTCTTTATGGTTTTTCTCAAGTACTTTGGTAGCGCCCTCTTGTGAATTCAGAATATAACCAGCCATCACTTCATCACCTCCTAACCATAGGCTAAGGGCTGCGGGACGCATCACCCCGTGGCCTTTAGCCGCCACTAAAGAAAAATGGAGGCAGTCTATGCCAAGTCGTAAGATCGAGGATTGCGTTCCGGACCTCCAAAATTTAATTTACGCCTTCACCGCAAGGATGGCGAAAGCCGACCTGCCCTTTATCATCACCTGCACCGCCCGGACAGTGCGTGAGCAGATCGCCCTTTACGCCCAGGGGCGCGAGAAACTTGAACAGACCAATTATCTTCGCAAGCTCGCCGGCTTGCCTGCTGTTTCGTTCCAGGAAAACACCCGCAAGGTCACCTGGACGCTACAGTCCGCGCACCTTATCGACCTGGATGATAACGTCCGGGGAAACGACAAGTCACGCGCCTTTGACATCGTCATCAACCGCAACGGTAAGCCCTGCTGGGACGTGAAAGTGGATGTAAACGAGGATGGAATCCCCGATTATGAAGAGGCAGGGAAAATTGCCGAAAGCGTGGGTTTAGTATGGGGTGGCCGGTGGAAGACGCCGGATCTGCCGCATTTTCAATTAGGGTAATAATCCCGGATGCCGGATCAAGTCCGGCATGACAGGCGTAGGGATCATCCTGGATTCCCGCTTGCGCGGGAATGACAAGGAGGAGTGGCAGCCATGAAAGTCAAATTCGTTTACAAGATCCTGCCGGCCCTGGTGATCTACACCGATCGCATCAAGACTGGTTTTGCCGGTACGACCATCGGTCCCCTCGTCCTGATCCGGCCGGGCCGGCGTGCGGACATGGGCCTCCTGGCCCATGAACTGACCCACGTCAAACAGTCCTACTGCGGCCTGATGATCTTTAACGGGCTGCTCTATTGGCTCGATGATCAGTACCGCAAAATGTCCGAGATTGAAGCCTACCGGGAGCAACTGCGATATTCCACCAGTTACGAAGCGGATGTTATGCGTTTTACCGGTTACATCTGCACGAAATACCGCCTGGAGGTTGATCCCTGGTTTGTGGATCTCCTGCTGCGGAATAAAGACTAAGGAGCGAATAATGAAAGATTTATTGAAATCGAAAACCGTGTGGACCGGGATTGCGGGCCTGATGGCGGCGGCCGGGGGATATATGACGGGCTCGATGGATGCGGGGATGGCGGTACAAACCGGTATCACCAGCCTGCTGGGAATTTTCCTGCGCGCCGGCATCGCCAAGCAGGGAGAATAATCGGGCGGTGGATGATGCGGATTATGCCCAGGCAAAGCAGGAGATGTACCTGGACATTGCCCTCCGGGAGCATCGGAGCGGCTATACGGACGATCCGCTGATCGTGGACGGTAGAAGGCGCTGCGTGGATTGCGAGCGGATCATCCCCCAAGCGCGGCTAAAGGTTGTTCCGCAGGCGGTGCGCTGCATCGGCTGCCAGACGAAAAAGGAGGAGCATGATCACCATTAATTGGCCCGAGTTTCTGAAATGGCTGGCCTGGGGCGGCTCGGGTGCCATGATCGCCGTGGTGATGATTCACAACATTTACCGGCTGGCTGACAAGATCATCGAGAAATTTGTAGGCGGCTGCATGACCCTGGGGCAGGAATTTATCGCCGCCCAAAAAGAACAAGCCTGCTCGCTCGCCAAGATGGCCCAGGGGACGGAGGGCCTGCGGGACGCCATCAACGAATTCGTGCGGCGGGACAATAACGAGCACCGGGAGATGATCATTCTCCTTAAATACACGCGGGAACAAATAGAACAGATGACGGAATCGATGGAATGCATCGCCAAACACATCAAGGGAGCAACCTCATGAGCGAGGCTAAAAAGGAACGGTACCGGCGTCTCCGGGGCGCCATCCTAAAACTGTTGGCCCACGAGCACCCCGGCCCGATCGACGTCAAGGTGCTCCATTTTCTTCTGGACGATCTGCGGTACACGATCACGGAGGAGGAACTGGAGAGCCATCTGACCTATCTGGCCGAGTTGGGCTGCATCCATCTGGAGAAGCGGAAATCCACGGGCGTGGAAATCCACATGGCCGTGATTTCCGCCAAAGGGTTAAACGTCCTGGACGGATTTTCGGACGAGTGCGGCGTGGACGTGAGGTTCTGATGGGAAAAAGCTACATGGCGGAAAATCGGGAGGTCAGTTACCGCATCTGGTGCGAATGCGGCCAGAACGTTGAGCTGACGATCCGGACGCTAAAGGAGAGGATCGGTCTTTCGCTCACAAAACCCACGATTTATGACTGGATCGAAAAGTTCAATTGGAAGGACCGGGCTGCCCGAAAGGACGAAGAGGCGCAACGTGTGCAAAATGCCGCGGCCGTCACCGACGAAGGTCGGATGATTGCCGATTTGGAAAAGCAAAAGAAAAAATATGATCGCTTTTTCGAGACGCTGGGAGACGCGGGGATCGATAATCAGGCGATGTATGCCTACAACAACCTGGTGAAGACCATTATCGATATCAAGGCCAAGACGGCCGCTTACAAAGCGGAGCTGTTTGTGACCTTCCTGCGGGACCAGATCGAGTGGTTTTCCAAAAATGATCCGGGATCGGTGGCAGTGATCGAAGGAAACTTTGACGACTTTGTGGCCTGGGCGAGGGAAAAGTATGGTCGTTAGCGCGAAAGACAAACGCCTGGACCGTGAGATCGAGGCTCTCCGGACACTGATCCAATCCAAGGCAAAGCCTTTCCCCGAGGATAAGAAGGCTCAGCGGGAGCGTGTAAAAACTGCCAGCCGGGATATGGAATTCTTTGGGCGCACCTATTTTCCCCACTATATCGAATCGGCCTCTTCCAGCCTGCACAAGTATATATGCCGGCGTTATCCCCAAATGATTTTTCAGGCTGTGGAAACGGGTGTAGGAGACCGGGAGGCGGATGCGGCCCCGCGCGGCAATGCCAAGAGCACTTGGATATCGCTGATCCTGCCCCTCTGGGTCGGCGCTTACAAGTACCGGTATTTCCCTCTCATCGTCTCGGAGACGGCGGGGCAGGCAGTTGATTTTGTTTCCTTCATCAAGGCCGAGTTGGAAACAAACGAACGGTTGAAACAGGACTTCCCGGATCTTGTTGGCGAGGGACCGATGTGGCGGGCCGATGCGATCATTACCAGAAACGGCGTGAAGATCCGGGGTGTGGGCGCGGGGCAAAAATTGCGCGGTATGCGGCATGGCAGCAAAAGGCCTGACCTGGTCATAGGGGACGACCTGGAAAACGATGAGGCGGTGGAATCGCCGGATCAGCGTAAGAAGCTGGAGATGTGGTTTTTCAAGGCCCTCATGAAAATCGGCCAGCCGGATACAGTCTATGGCGTGGCCGGCACCGTTTTGCATTATGCCAGTTTGCTCAACGATCTGCTGAAAAAGCCAGGCTGGAAGGGTGAAAAATTCAAAGCCGTTTTAAAATGGTCGGAATCAAAACTCTGGGAAAAATGGGAAGAGATCTTCGCCGACATCACCGTCGGCAAGGAGGAAGCGGAAGCGGCGGCGGACGGCTTCTTTGAGGCGCACAAAGGGGAGATGCTGGCCGGGACGGAAGTCCTCTGGCCGGAGCGCGAATCCTACTATTACCTTATGAAGATGCTGGTTGCCGAAGGGCGGGCCTACTTTTACAGCGAAAAGCAAAACGAACCCATCAATCCCGAAGACGCCGTCTTCCTGGAGGAGTGGATACAGTATTACGACGAGGACGAGGTGGATCTCGCCGGCGTACCTCAGGCGGGAGCCTTAGACCCCTCTATGGGAAAGAAATCTCGGACGGCTGATCCCTCCGCCCTCATCGGTGGCAGGATGAAGACAAACATCATCTATCTGACGGTGGCCGATATCGAAAAGCGCCATCCCGATAAGATCATCAATGATGTTTTAGCGATCCATGAGCGGGACCCGTTTGCGGAGTTGGTGATTGAAGAGGTGCAATTCCAGGAATTTTTCAAGGATACCTTTGAAAAGGAGGCCCATAAGCGGGGCCTCACCATCAACGTCAAGGGTGACCGGCCGAACGTGGATAAGGATCTGCGCATTATCACGCTGCAGCCCTGGATCAAAAACGGTTGGATCCGGTTCAAGCGGCACGGCATGGGAGAACTGATCAAACATTTGATCTACTACCGGCCCAAGGGCAAGGGCGGCCACGATGACGGACCGGACGCCCTGGAGATGCTGAAGCGGCTGATCGAGACGGGCATGATCAAGGCGGTTACGGTATCAAGCGAACCGTCTGCGGATGATTACCATGCCGTGCGGCCCGGGGGGAGCCCCTTCGGCCGGCTCCGCAATTTACTGGGGAGGCCGGCATGAGACGGATCACGCGACGAGCTGTGACACCGTCCGCCCCGTCCCGGAAGCCGGGGTGGACGGAACGGCTTGTTGATATCGCCTTCGGCAGTCTGATCGAGGCGCGGGTGGCAGAGAGATTGCCGGCGGCGGCCCTGGGCAGCGCGGAGGATTTGGGCTGGCGGCGGCTTACGGGGAATCCGGAACGTGAGCTGATTTCCACCAGCCAGGAGCGGATGATCGAGCTTTGTTACTGGCTCTGGGAAACCAACCCCATGGCGGGGTGGATGATCGATCTCGTGGTGGCTTTTGTCTTGGGAGAGGGCCTACCCTATGAGGCGGAAGATCCGGACGTCAAGCAAATCCTTGATGATTTTTGGAATAACCCCGTGAACCGGATGACCATCTATTTTGACAAGCACGTCCGGGAGCTGGGGATCTTCGGCGAGTTGCTCTTTCCGGCGACCACGGCCGGGCAGACCGGGCGGCTCTACCTCGGCTACATCGATCCGGCGCAGATCGACGCGGTCGTCACGGATCCGGAAAACGTAAAGATGATTATCGGCGTGAAGCTGAAAGACACGGTGGGCAAGCCGGGTCGGCATTATCAGACCATCCTGCCCGCGGAGGCGGATTATGTTCTTTCGCCCACAGCCAAGGCCATGCGCAAAACATTCACCGATGGGGAGTGTTTCTATTTCAGCATTAATAACGTCACAAATTCCCCGCGGGGGCGGAGCGATTTGATCCGGGTGGCCGACTGGCTGGACGCCTATGAGCAGTTTCTCTACGATTACGCCGAAAAGTGGCCCTTGCTCAATGCGTTTGTCTGGGATCTCCAGGTCGATGACGCCGATCCGAAGGCGCTCGACGAGGAGATGAAACGGTTTACTAAAAAATCCGGCTCCGTCTATGGGCATAACCAAAAGGTGAAGTTGCAAGCCGTGACACCGGATTTGGGAGCCGTCGATGCCAACGAGGGGGCGCGCCTGCTCAGGAACCACATCCTCGGCAGCCGGAGCATCCCGGAGCATTGGTACGGCGGGGGCGGCGACGTTAACC